CGAGTCCATAAACATAACCCCTCTCACTAGCTTTGTGTACTGCTTCCAACAATTCCTTAAGACCTGGTACGGCAGCAACATAAGCTTTACGTATCTCTGCTCCTTTCTTTTTCTGTTCATCGTCGGGTAGTTGTTTGTCATATGCTTGGCCTATGCGTTGGTCGCCTGCCCCATAAAGAAAGGCATAAGTTACTGTCTTAACTTGCTTTCTGGTGATCCCGATACGCTCGGCATTTGTGGCGTGGATATCTCCGGTGAGGAGAATTTTGGTGTAGCGTCCTTGATCATATCTGGCGAGATAGTGGGCAAGCATCCTGAGCTCAATACCGCTAAGATCGGCACCAACCAGTATTTTACCTGGAGTTGCAGTAAATAATTTTCTGAATCGTTCATCTGATGGTACTTGTGCAAGATTGGGTTTCCTATGAGCACACCTAAAAGTAGAGGTGGCTACTGAGCAGTGGTGGTGTATCCTACTATACGTCGTAACAAGCTTCTGCCATGCGTTCACGCCTTCTGATATCATCCCTAACTGCTTCGTCAGATCCAGTAGTTTCAGAAATTGGAGAGCAATATCCGTCCCAATATCCTTTAGTACTGTCTCGTTGATTACGGCTTTCCCTGTCGAGGTCATTAATAACGGAGTCCAGCCATAATGTGTTCGTAGTATCCATGAAATATGATCTCTTGATGTAGGATTAAAATCCTTTAATTTTGTTAGAGGTGCTCCCTCAACATATCCTGTTCGTTTATTAGATCGTTTTGGACAAAATCTCTGTCCTTCGACGTAAGGATACCTGTCCCGTAATACTTGAGTAGTTTCTTCATACTCTCTTCTGAGAGACGATTCAAGTTTCCGTGCAGCGCACTCATCAAAGTACCATCCATGTTCTTCTTGTTGGGTAAGTATTCGTGCTACCTGATGCTCTAACGTAAGCCATTCAGGTATGGGTGGAAGTGGTCGCATAATTTCTTAGTGACAACAACATCTTGTTCACAATAGTCTTGCATCTCTTGAGACCATTCAGACCAATCTGTAGTCTTTCCATAATCTCCTTTATATTCTCCAAGTCTATATCCATAGGCTTCAAGACTATGTGAACCGTATAATTTACTTGGCATATTTTTCCATTCATTCTTCTTATCTATATCCAATAAATTAGGATGGTATAGACGAGATAAAAGCAAAGTATCAATAATAACAGGAGGATACTCAAAGAAATGATAGAGCCTTTTAATGAGAGGTAAGTCAAAACCGATAATGTTATGACCAATAACCATATCAGCCATCGAAATCCACTGAACAGCGGTTGTGATAGAGTATCCACCGCCGCCCGCCATGGGTAATTCTTTAGGATTCTCACAATACGGTTCATCGTTAAACGTTTCTGTTCTATCCTCTTCGACCCAGTATAACGATACACAGTGTAGTCTCGTGGCATTTCTTAATAATCCGTTACTTTCGGTGTCAATTACTAGTGTCCCTATTCCAGTAGTATGTTTTGTCAACAAATCTAGCACGTTCTACTGCCTCTTTAGTTGGTGGGTTAGGTGGTATAGGTACTGCTTTATCACTTTTTCTAACACATCCATTTTCCTGATACCGGTACCATGGATGTACATAAATATCTGCTCTAGTCGTCTCTGAATGATGTATTACTTCGTGTTTAGAAATCTGTGGCTGGGTTAAATTCGGATTCAATTTCATTTTCCGTGAATCTACAAGTGGATAAATCATAATTCAACGTACATGCGACGCCAACTTCGCCTGAATAACGATTCTTAAGGACTCGCACTGTCGTAGGTTTTCGTTCAGTTCCGCTCTGCTGATCGACTTCGAGGGCAACCACTTGATCAGATATTTGAGCAATACTGTGTGATCCTCTAAGTGAGGACAAACTAATACGTCCTCCTTCTTCATGAGCGTGCTTGTCATTACTTGCCCTCCTTAAATGCGAGACTAAAAATAAAGCTATGCCTGTACGTTCTACCAAGCTACGTAATTTTGTCATTGTAACATCTATCATCCTTCTCTCATCCCCTTCTAAACCACTTAATAATATACTAAGGTGATCTAGAAATATGACGCGGCATTCAAGTCCAGTAGCCATGTATTCGATTCTATTATAGATGATATCTGGATCATAACTTCCAAACCCATCAAAACAATAAAGATTCCAATTGGCAATACTACGCTCAAAGGCGGCGTCAAGTTCTCCTTTGTCATGTTCTCCAATATGTAAATTCTTACCAACAGCTGTGGACATTAATCCAAGTGCTGTTCTTCTATTGCTTGCTTCAAGCTCCAAGATCCCAACAGTGGCCCCTTTGCAGCACAAGTCAGCTGCAATGTGACGGACGAGCGAGGTTTTTCCTGAGCCAGAGCCAGCACAAAATGTTGTAAGTTCTCCATACCGGATCCCGTGTAATTTCTTATTAAGCCCTTTGAATGGGTATTCGTGGTCATAAGGTTGTTGTGGTGTTGTTACCAGATCCCTAAGAGTTTTTGCATCGATGATTCCATCAGGTCTGAACGGCTTAGCGTCCCATATCGCTTTTCGTATCGCTTCAGAATCGCCAGCCTGTAATGCATCGGACGCATCTTTATAACCCTCAAGGCGAGCGATCTTAACCTTGCCAGGTGGTAAGATGCTTGCTGTTTCCTCCGCCGCCTTACGGCCAGGATCATCGCCGTCGAAGAAGAGTATAATTTCATCGTAGCCCTGGAATAAGGGGATCTGTTTTTGGACATCTTTCTTTGCAGAAGCGCACCCATGGGGTAGAGATACCATCGGCCATCCTGACATAGCTTCGTAACAGGAGGCAGCATCTAGCTCACCTTCAGTAACAACAATACGTTTACCGCTACTAGGAAACAAATGCTGACCAAATAAGGTATCAGTGGAAACTCCTTCATAAGTGAAAATTTTTCTTTTATTTTTTATTTTGACTCCTTGTAATACCCCGCTTTCTGTAAAGTATGGAAAGCGTAAAGTATCTCCTTCTCGGAAAATTTTGAACTTTTCGCAAGTTTGGATAGAAATTCTTCGCCTTCTAAGTTCTTGAGGATATCCTTGGAGTAATTCATTGGTGGACATTTTCTGACTGTGAATAACAGTACCCTCTGCGGGTGTATAAGTCTGGCACACAAAGCAGAACTTGTGGCCGTCTGAGTAAACAGAGTTAGCGTCAGACGATCCACAATTGTTGCATGATTCGTGAGCCACAAATTCTGAATCGGTCATATCAACCATTCAAGTGGTATGTCATGGAAATGAGTCCATGGTATATCATGTTTCTCACACCATTGTGCATAAGTTGTTTTAGATTTCTTTGATATTGTATTATAAGGTGATTGAAAGACCATCCTTATATCTAAATCAGGGTTATCTTTTTTAACTTGTTTAATCTTACGCCTATCTTCAGCATCCCAGTACCCCTTACATTCTAAAACAGTATGATTAGGGAGTACAAAATCAGGTGTATACTTGTGCTGAATAACATAAGATATCTTTTTCGTTTCGTATTCATAGGATATTCCTAACTCTTGGAGAAGGATAGCAACCCTCTCCTCAAGTTTGGATCTAAATTTAATATCCTTTTTATTTTTCAATTTGGCATAAGCTTCTTTAGCCCAAGCCAGTGATTCTTCAGAAGTCTTCGTCATCATTTACTACTGCTGGTGGTGCATCAGTAGCTTTATATCCATCTGTTTTACCAAATAGACCTGCTACTTCTTCAGTAGATAGATCATCAGAACTAACACCTGCTTCAGTATTTAGTTTAACAACTTGTACACCAACCAACTTAAGAGAACTTCCATAGGTAACTCCATCCTTGAGTATGTAAGGCTTCTGAAAGAAACCAAGTTTAACAGTAGATCCTCCATATAAAGGTGTTTTTTTATCTGTTACTGGTGTACCTTCGACATCGACGACAGGTGGTTTTCTATCTTCACTCCAAGAGAACTTAATCTTATACCTACCTTCAGCTACTTCTTCCCAAGGTGTTGGTTTTAATGTAGCTCTCTTAGGATTCTTAAGTTTAGATTCAGCCCACTTAAGGACTTCGGCTCTCTCAGTTTCTAAAGCTTCGATAAATGTATTATCGACAACAGCAGCTAAGGAATAACCAAACTTACCAGGTTCTAGTACAGCTTGGAATCCTTCTAATTTAACTTCATCAGTTACATGTATATTCTTATTAGCCATCGTGTGTACCTCCATCTAGTGCGTCAAGGTCAGCACCTACTTTAGCAGGTTCTAGAGCTTGAATCTCATTAGATAAAGAAGTACGGTACTTAGTCAACTCTTCGATACGGTTATCGAGAGCGTCAAGTTGTTCTCTTCTTGCCTTTTGTTCAGCAGCTTTTAGTCTCTCTTCCGAGACAACTATAACTCTTGTTGGTGCAAAGAAGGAATCAAATAATGATGGGTATAACATTAGCAGAAAAAATAAGTTGAATCAATCACGGTTTCCGGTTTAAGGTCACCTATGATTGGTGGTTCAGTTTCAGCACCAATTTGGTGTCCAAACTCAGTGAGGTAATCATGCTCTGCGAACAGGTGCATGTACATCTCACGTATTATAGTCGATAATTCAGCCATATCAACCGCTCGTGTGAGAACGCTGTCATGGATCAGAGCTATCGGATGGTCGAACTCTCTTACACTTAAATGTAATAAGCTAGCATCTAAGGAATGTATTAAGTTAGGAGCAGTTGCAGCTTTATGTCTATTAATATCAGCTTGATCTGTATCAGAAGCTATCTTAATACGACACTCACCTAATAACTGTAACTTAATATTCTTCTTTTCCTTAACCATTATATGTTGGTTAACTACAAAGCCAGATGGTGTTACCCACTCTAATTCTGTAGCACCTTGTTTAATAGCGTTAGAAACTTCATCTTCAATCCATTTCATAACTGACATGGGGCCAGGGACAACATTGTGCATAGCGTCCCTGACCGCCTGTACGGTAACGGTTAGGTCGTCCTTGTCGATTTCGACCCCCTTCTCCTTTAAGGCATCACGTATATATGAGCGATTAGAGAAAGGTTTAGCATTGTAAGGAATTGTCATGACAGTCCTTT